GCAAACATTGACATTGAGGTTGGTTCTGAAAACGGATTTCCAGAACCAGACAAAGCAAGTGAACCAATTATCGCAATTACAATGAAAATGAATAATACATTTTTTGTTTTTGGTTGTGATGATTATAGATCTCATAGAGAAAATATATCATATTTCAAATGTAAAGATGAAAATCAATTAATTGAACAATTTCTGAATTTGTGGGAAGCAAAATCACCAGACATTATTACTGGTTGGAATATTCAGTTCTTTGATATTCCATATATCTACAATCGCATTCTTCGCCTGATGGGCGAGAAGACTGCAAAGCGTTTGTCACCATATAAATCAATTAGCGAACGCACAACTACAATTCACAATAAACAACAAACTGCGTTTGATCTTGTAGGCATTGCAATTTTAGATTATCTAGAACTATACAAGAAATTTACTTATTCACAACAAGAATCTTTTCGCCTTGATCATATTGCGTACATCGAACTAGGCGAGAAGAAGATAGATTATTCTGAGTATGAAACCTTACATCAACTGTATAAAAACAACTATCAAAAATTTATTGAATACAACATCAAAGATGTGGAACTTGTCGATAGACTTGACGAAAAAATGAAATTCATTGACATGGTGTTGGCGTTAGCTTATGACGCAAAAGTCAACATGACTGATGTATTTACGCAAGTACGCATGTGGGACACTCTTACACACAATGCATTGTGGAAGAAAGGTATTGTTGTACCACAAAAGAAAGTTTCATCAAAGAGTGAAAAATATGAGGGTGCATATGTTAAAGAACCTACACCAGGAAAATACGATTGGGTAGTATCATTTGATTTAAATAGTCTTTATCCGCACTTGATTATGCAATATAATATTTCACCCGAAACTATCATCAACGGCAAACACACAAAAGTAAGTATTGATGATTTATTGAACAACAAATATAAAAACAATAGCGAATATGTTATGGCGGCCAATGGACATTATTTTCGTAAAGATAAACAAGGCTTTCTACCTGAAATGATGCAACGTATGTATGATGATCGTGTTTTATATAAAAATAAAATGATTGAAGCACAGAAAGAGCTTGAAAAGGTTAATGCACAATTAAAGGAATTATTGTGATACAAACTTATACCGATATTCTATCAAAAGATTTCTGTGAATATTTAATGAAACGCTTCGATAATCAAGAGAATAAAGATGTTTCTCATGGTATGTTTGAACAACTTGAAATTCATTGGCCAGAAGAAATAAAGTCTCTCATAAATACTACTAAACGTGTGGCGGATCATTATCGTAATCTCTATGATCCATGTGGTATGATGCCACATAAAAGACGCATCGAAGGTTTTCGTATTAAGCGTTACATGCCACATGTTCATTGTTTTCCTTTGCATGTAGATGCATCAAGTGTAGAATCATGTACAAGGTATCTTGCTTTTCTTTATTATTTAAATGATAGCGAAGCAGGTACAAGATTCTATGGACCTTCTGGTGTCGATCCCTTGACAATTGAAGCAAAACAAGGTAATCTATTAGTGTTTCCTCCTATGTGGATGTTTCCACATGAAGGCATTATGCCTACCAAAAAACCAAAATACATTATAAGTACATATTTTCATTATGTCTAAAAAAATAGAACTATTGAAGCGTAAGCGTCAACTTGAAAACGAAGTATCTCGGTACAAAAATTTGCAACTTGCAAAGAAGGTACAGTTAAATTCCGCATATGGTGCTCTTGGCAACGAATATTTTCGATTCTTTGACTTACGCCAAGCAGAGGCCATTACTTATTCTGGTCAACTTTCAATTCGATGGATTGGTGATAAACTTAACTTGTACATGAACAAACTATTAAAGACGGAGGGAGTGGATTATGTTATCGCCTCGGATACGGATTCTGTATACCTACATCTTGGTCCGCTGGTGGATATGGTCTACGGAAAGAAGAATATCGAAGAAGAGAAAATTGTTGACTTTATCGACAAAGCCTGTCAAGAAAAGATTGAGCCTTTCATTGATAAGGCGTATCAAGAACTAGCAGACTACATGAATGCTTTTGATCAAAAGATGTTTATGAAACGTGAAGTAATTGCAAATAAAGGTATTTGGACTGCAAAGAAGCGTTACATTCTGAACGTGTGGGATTCAGAAGGTGTTCGTTTTAGTGAACCAAAACTTAAAATGTCTGGTATCGAAGCAGTTAAATCTTCCACACCAGGTTCATGCCGAGAAAAAATTAAGCAAGCACTTAAATTAGTCATGAAAGGCACAGAGGCAGAATTTCATGAATTTAATCGTCAATTTAAAAAAGAGTTTTATACTCTGGCATTTGAAGATGTGGCATTTCCTCGCGGTGTATCTGAATTAACTAAATACGATAGCAAGACAAACGTTTATCAAAAAGGCACACCAATTCATGTTCGCGGTGCATTAATATATAATAAAATGATTGAAGCTAAAAAGTTGTCTCGTAAGTATGAAACAATTAAAGATGGCGATAAGATTAAGTTTTGTTATATGAAATTACCAAACCCAACACAAGAGAATGTTTTGTCTATTCTAAATGTTTTACCAAAAGAGTTTGTTTTAGAAAAACATATTGATTATGAAACACAGTTTGAGAAAGCATACTTAGAACCATTAAAAATTATTGTAAATACTTTTGGTTGGAGTGCTGAACCTGTTGCATCATTAAGAGGATTTTTCACATGAGTACAATACCACAAGAATATTTAATTTTAAGATCGCAAGAAGATTTTGGATTTACAGCTGTCGATGAAGGAGAACTAACTCCTACATATGATCCTAATACTTTAGAAACTGAAGTAATTCGTACTCAAGTCGGTGCATCTGTTGAGGGCATTGCTCGATTAGAATCTAAAATAGATACTATTTTAGATTTATACAACAATAGTAAATTAGAATTAGATGCTGAGAGAACAAAATTACAAATTGAAGTTAAATCTAATATTATACAATTGGAACAGTTGATTGTTCCATTATTGGTCAATTTAATGAAAAATCCTGAAAAAGAATATATTTATTGGCCGAATCGAAAAGATAAAATTCAGGAACAAATTGACAAGGTGCTTAAACTCACCAGAGGATAATATTGAAAAAATATAAGAGGTAATTATGAGTAATTTTTTTAGTGACTTAGTAGAACAATTGAAAGATGAAGATACAAAAATACTTGCGGACGGTGGTGCATCAGCAGAGTTTAGTGGATGCATTGATACTGGTTCATATGCTCTCAATGCTCTTTTATCTGGTAGTATTTATGGTGGAGTTCCTAACAATAAGGTAACAGCATTTGCGGGCGAATCTGCAACAGGTAAAACATTTTTTGTACTTGGAATTGTAAAACAATTTTTAAATGCAAATCCAGAGGGCGGTGTGATCTATTTTGATACTGAAGCCGCAGTTACAAAATCAATGATGGAACAAAGAGGTGTTGATACTAAACGTGTTATTATTTCTGAACCTGATACAATTCAGAAGTTTCGTCATACTGCAATACAGATTATTGAAAAATATTCGTCACTGACAGAATCAAAGCGCAAGCCTATGATGATGGTACTTGATTCTCTTGGACAATTGTCTTCTACAAAAGAAATAGAAGATACGTCGGAGGGTAAAGAAACTAAAGACATGACAAAGGCCTCAATTTTGAAAGCAACTTTTCGTGTTCTTAATCTTAAACTTGCAAAAATTGGTGTGCCGTTGCTTGTTACAAATCATGTTTATGACGTAGTTGGTGCATACATTCCTACAAAAGAAATGTCTGGCGGTTCTGGTTTAAAATACACTGCATCAACAATAGTTATGCTATCTAAGAAAAAAGATAAAGATGGCACTGATATAATTGGTAATATTGTTAAAGCAAAACTGATTAAATCACGTTTGACAAAAGAAAACGCACTGGTTGAAGTAAGAATTACATACAGCACAGGGCTTGATCGTTACTATGGACTACTTGAAATTGCTGAGAAATATGATATAATTAAAAAAGTATCAACTCGATATGAATTACCAAACGGCATAAAAGTATTTGCAAAATCAATTCATGAAGAACCGGAAAAATATTTTACAAAAGAAATACTTGATGCAATCAATGTAGCATGTAAAAAAGAATTTTTGTATGGACAAGATGGTATTGGTTTTCTGAATGAAAAAGAACTTACAAAGGAAGAAACATGAAATATGGTGAAGACTATCATGTAACAAATAGACTGTATACATATAAAAAAGAACATGATTTAGCAAGCATTGAAATTTTGACTGGAAATTATAAAGATGTAGAATTTACATTTGGTTCAATTAACGTTAATGAAGATATTAAGAATAGTGAAGCAACAATCTCTTTTGATTATGCAGTACATAACGATGAAACCTTAGAGGGTAATAAAGATTTTGAAGAAGTACTTGGTGCAATAATGAATTCACTACTTCATCATTCTATAGAAGAGGCCGAAGAAAGATATAATAATGAACGTAGAAAAGAAAATACTAAAACACTTGCTGAATGATGACGAGTACACTCGAAAGATTCTTCCATTTCTTTCCGGTGAATATTTTTCAAATCATTCGGAAAAAGTTATTTACGAAGAAATTCGTAAATATATTACAAAATATAATAACTTACCAACAGTTGAAGCACTTACCATTGAAATTGATGCACGAACAAATTTATCTGATGATCAACATAAGAAAATTTCAAGTCTACTTGAAGAATTAAATGTAACAGAGTTTGATAAGAAAGATGGTGTGTGGCTTGTAGATGCGACAGAAAAATTCTGTCAAGAAAAAGCACTCTACAATGCAATCATGGAATCAATTCAAATTCTAGATGAAAGCGGTAAAAGTAAAAAGAATAAGGGTGCAATTCCTAATATTCTTTCTGATGCACTTGCTATCTCATTTGACAATCACATTGGGCATGACTTTTTAGATGATGCAGAAAATCGATACGAATTTTATCATCGCATTGAAAAAAGAATTCCATTTGATTTAGATTATCTTAATCGAATTACAAAAGGTGGTTTGCCTGAAAAAACTTTAAATATTATTCTTGCTGGCACCGGTGTTGGTAAATCTATGTTCATGTGTCATTGTGCAGCAAGCAATTTATCTATTGGCAAAAATGTATTGTACATCACGCTTGAAATGGCTGAAGAAAGAATTGCCGAACGTATTGATGCAAATCTTTTAAATGTTGATATAGATAAACTGATTGCATTACCAAAAGAATCATATTTAAAAAAGATTGAACGATTAAAAGAAAAAACTCTTGGTCGTTTAATCATTAAAGAGTATCCAACAGCAAGCGCAAACGTAACTCACTTCAAGCATTTACTTAACGAACTTAAATTGAAGAGACAATTTATACCTGACATTATCTATATTGACTATCTAAATATTTGTTTGTCAT